GCGAAGAAAGCCCCTCGTTGCCCGTCCTGGCTGGAAGATGAAGCCAAGAAGGAATGGAAGCGTATGGGCAAAACGCTGGAGCAGATGGGGCTTCTGACTGAAATGGATATGGCGGCATTTGCCGGATACTGTCAGGCATACGCTCGTTGGAAGGAAGCGGAGGAGTTCATCAGCCAGCATGGTACGATGGTGCGTACCCCAAACGGCTACCTCCAGCAGGTACCGCAGGTGTCCATCGCCCAGACAAATATGAAAATCATGCTGAAGTTCTGTGAGCAGTTTGGTCTGACACCATCTGCCCGGAGCCGTATCGTTGGTGGTGAGGGTAACACCGATCCTACTGATGAGATGGAAGCTCTGCTGGGAGGTGATTCGTGATGGCGTTCAAATATACACCCTCCCCATTCATGCTCCCGACTTCTCATTATGATAAGAAGAAAGCTGACCGAGCCGTGACCTTCATCCAGAACCTCTGCCATACCAAGGGCAAGTGGGCTGGGCAGAAGTTTCTGCTTCTTCCCTGGCAGGAGCAGATCGTCCGGGATATTTTCGGCATTGTCCGTGCAGATGGCAAGCGGCAGTTTTTGACCGCCTATGTCGAAATCCCGAAGAAACAGGGCAAGTCCGAGCTGGCCGCAGCGATTGCCCTTTATCTGCTATATGCAGACGGTGAAGCAAGTGCTGAAGTCTACGGTGCTGCGTGTGACCGAAACCAGGCATCCATTGTTTTTGATGTAGCAAAGCAGATGGTTCAGATGTCCCCAGCACTGATGAAGCGGTCGAAGATCACCGCCGCCACAAAGCGTATCGTCAACTACAGCAACGCTGGATTCTACCAGGTGCTTTCTGCTGAAACGGGCACCAAGCATGGTCTGAATGTATCTGGATTGGTCTTTGATGAGATACACGCCCAGCCGAACCGTAAGCTCTACGATGTCCTTACCAAAGGTTCCGGCGATGCCCGTGAGCAGCCGCTGTTCTTTATCATTACCACGGCCGGTACGGATAAGCAGAGTATCTGTTATGAATTACACACCAAAGCCCTGGACATCAAAAACGGCCGTAAGAAGGATTCCACCTTTTACCCGGTCGTGTATGGCTTGGCGGAGGGCGATGACTGGAATGATGAAGCGAACTGGTATAAGGCCAATCCTTCCCTCGGACACACCATTTCTGTGGAGAGAGTTCGGGAAGCCTACAAGAACGCTCTGGAAAATCCGGCAGAAGAGAATGTGTTCAAACAGCTCCGGCTGAATATGTGGACGAACTCCACGGTGGTCTGGATTCCAGAACATATTTACGACCGTGGAAAGCTACCTATTGATGTGGAGGCTCTGGAGGGGCGTGACTGCTATGCCGGACTCGACCTTTCCAGCACCTCGGACATTACCGCCTTTGTTCTGGTCTTCCCGCCTCGGACAGAGGATGAGAAGTACATCGTACTTCCGTTTTTCTGGTTGCCGGAGGAAACGCTGGAGCTTCGCTGTCGGCGTGACCATGTACTGTACGATGTCTGGAAACGCCAGGGGTATATCTACACCACCGAGGGCAATGTGATCCACTATGGATTCATCGAGCAGTTCATCATGGATCTGGGTACACACTACCACATTAAGGAGATTGCCTATGACCGATGGAATGCGACACAGATGGTGCAGAACCTTGAGGACGAAGGCTTTCTAATGATTCCTTTCGGGCAGGGCTTTAAGGATATGTCCCCGCCGTCCAAGGAGCTATACAAGCTGTTGATGGAAGGAAACATCGTTCACGGCGGCAATCCTGTTCTGAAATGGATGGCACAGAATGTGGTCATGCGTCAGGACCCGGCGGGCAACATTAAGCCGGACAAGGAACGCTCGGTGGAAAAGATTGATGGTATCGTTGCCCTCATCATGGGGCTTGACCGTTGTATCCGAAACGGTGGTACTTCCGGCAGTGTCTATGACGAGCGCGGCATCATCAGTTTTTAGTGAGTGCCGATACCCATTCCAGAAATGGAGTGCGGTTATCCGGCATGGAACGCCCAGGACCATACCAGTGGTTTGTTACCACGAAAGTTCGCCCCTCTGTGGTGATGCGGTTCTGATAGTAACGCCGCTTGCTCCCTACATGGCAAAGTGACCGCAGTTCCTCATCCGAGCATTCGTTTGGGACTTCCAGCAGTACGGGAAAATGACTGCTGTGGAACAGGTCGTGACACACGCTTGGATTGGTCATGGTGGTAAGTGTTGCCGTGTTCAGTTTTCCTGCCTTCTTCAGCTCGTCCAGGCAAGCGAAGGCAAATTCTTTATTGTCCATATCTTCAAAGTTTTTCATCTTGGAATCCTCCGTTTTATCGTTTGATTTCATTGTATCAGAAACTTTGCAGTATGTATTTAACCGTCAGAAAATCATATAGCGGCTGCATAACCGACTACGGTTATACACCGTTTCTGACGGTGCATCATCAAATGTGATCAAGGAGGGATTGATATGGGTATACTCAGCGGCCTGTTCCGTTCCAGGGCTGGCCCCACCAACCGAACCAGCGGAAGTGCGTACAGCTTCTTTCTGGGAACAGCAACTTCTGGCAAGAGAGTCAATGAACGCTCTGCCATGCAGATGACAGCAGTGTATTCCTGTGTACGAATCTTATCGGAAGCAGTAGCAAGCCTGCCTGTTCATATCTACAAATACAACGACAGCGGTGGTAAAGAGAAAGCTCTCGACCATCCGCTGTATTTTTTACTCCATGATGAGCCAAATCCAGAAATGACATCCTTTGCGTTCCGGGAAACGCTCATGACGCACTTGCTCCTCTGGGGCAACGCATACGCACAGATCATCCGCAACGGCAAGAATGAGATCATCGGTCTATACCCGCTGATGCCTGACCGTATGACGGTTGACCGGGATGAGAACGGTAAGCTCTACTATGAGTACCAGCTTAGTTCCGATGATGCCCACACCATGAAGGGTAGTACGGTCGTTCTCCAGCCAAAGGATGTGCTTCACATTCCTGGTCTGGGGTTTGATGGTCTGGTGGGTTACAGCCCGATTGCAATGGCGAAGAACGCTATCGGTCTTGCCATCGCCGCAGAGGAATATGGCAGTAAGTTCTACGCCAATGGTGCTGCCCCCAGCGGTGTGCTGGAGCATCCGGGCGTTCTGAAAGACCCTGGCAAGGTACGAGAGAGCTGGAATGCGACCTTCGGCGGCAGTGCCAATGCCAACAAGGTGGCGGTGCTGGAGGAGGGTATGAAATACACGCCTATCTCCATCTCGCCCAATGAAGCACAGTTCCTTGAAACCCGAAAATTTCAGATCAACGAGATAGCTCGAATTTTCCGAGTGCCGCCGCACATGGTCGGTGACCTGGAAAAGTCGAGCTTTTCTAATATTGAGCAGCAGTCGCTGGAGTTCGTGAAATACACACTGGACCCCTGGGTTTCCCGGTGGGAGCAGAACATGATGCGTTCTCTGTTGACTGCGGAAGAGAAGCCCACCTACTTCATCAAGTTCAATGTGGATGGTCTGCTCCGTGGCGATTACCAGAGCCGTATGAACGGCTACGCTATCGGTCGGCAGAACGGCTGGATGTCTGCAAATGACATCCGTGAACTTGAAAACCTCGACCGCATCCCCGCCGAACTCGGTGGTGATTTGTACCTTATCAACGGCAACATGACCAAGCTGGAGGATGCGGGTATCTTCGCAGCGAACGGAAAGGAGGATAATTCCGATGAAAACGAAGAAGTTCTGGAACTGGACGAACCAGGAACAGACGGAAACGGCTCCGGCACAGAGGATTCTGACTCTGAACGGAACCATCGCAGAGGAAAGCTGGTTTGATGATGATGTCACGCCCCAGCTTTTCAAAGATGATCTGATGGCTGGCACGGGTGATGTGACCGTCTGGATCAACAGCCCCGGCGGTGACTGTATTGCCGCTGCACAGATCTACACCATGCTCAAGGAGTATCCGGGCAAGGTCACGGTGAAGATCGATGGCATGGCGGCATCTGCCGCATCCGTTGTGGCAATGGCTGGTGATTCAGTTCTCATGTCCCCAGTATCCATGATGATGATCCACAATCCGGCAACGGGTGCATGGGGTGACTACACCGCTATGGAACAGGCCATCGCCATGCTGGATGAGGTGAAGGAGTCCATCCTAAACGCCTATGTCATCAAAAGCGGTCAGTCCCGTGCCAAGCTGTCCCATCTCATGGATGCGGAAACCTGGATGAATGCCAATAAAGCTGTGGAGCTTGGACTGGCAGATGGCATCCTGGGTCAGAGTGATACGGAACCCACGAATGATAAAGCCGTGGAAGCCCCGGTTGCATCTGTCCTGTTTTCCAGTAAGAGCGTAGAAAACGCCCTTATGAACAAGATGGCTGTGAAGTATGGCAAGTCCAAGACTGCCGCTGAACAGGCACACATTCCCAATCCGAAAGACGCTCCCGAAGAAGATGGTGTATCTACCACCGATCTCCGAGAGCGTCTTACTGTTTACGAAAAAATGATTTAATGGAGGTATTCAAAATGACTATTTCTGAAATGCTGAAAAACCGTGCTGACCTGCTGGGTCAGATGCGCCAGTTCCTAGACACTCATGAGGACAAGCAGGGCAAGCTGTCCGCAGAGGATCATACCACCTATCAGAACATGGAGGCGGAGTTTGATTCTCTGACCGAAGCCATCAACCGCGCTCAGCGTATCGAGCAGCGTGAAGCGGATCTGGCAAAGCCCGTCAACAGTCCTATTACTGGCAAGCCTTATACGGCTGCACCTACTGGCGAGGAGAAAAAGGGTCGTGCGTCCGATGCCTATAAGCAGGCCATGCTCACTGCTATGCGTACCAACTTCCGCCAGGTTTCCAACCTTCTGCAGGAAGGCGTGGATGCAGATGGCGGTTATCTGGTTCCCGAAGAATATGACCGCCGTCTGATTGATGTGCTGAACGAGGAGAACATCATGCGTGGTCTTGCGACCCACATCACCACCTCCGGCCAGCACAAGATCAATATTGCCGCCACCAAGCCTGCCGCTGCATGGATCGAGGAAGGCGGTGCGCTTACCTTCGGTGATGCCACTTTCGACCAGACCTTCCTGGATGCGTTCAAGCTGCACGTTGCCATCAAGGTCACTGAGGAACTGCTCTACGACAATGCGTTCAACCTGGAAAGCTATATCATCACCGAGTTCGGCAAGGCTTTGGCCAATGCGGAAGAGGATGCATTCCTCAACGGTGACGGTACCGGCAAGCCGACTGGTATCTTTGATGCGAACAAGGGCGGTCATCTGTTCAAGACTCTGACCGCCGCTATCAAGTCCGATGATATGCTCGACCTTGCCTACGGTCTGAAGCGTCCTTACCGCAAGAACGCATCCTTCATCATGAACGATGCAACCCTTGCCCAGCTCCGCAAGCTGAAGGACAACAACGGTGCGTATATCTGGCAGCCATCTTATCAGCAGGGTGAGCCTGACCGTCTGCTCGGCTACAGTGTCCGCACCTCTGCCTATGCCCCGACCGATGCCATCGCCTTTGGTGATTACAAGTATTACAACATCGGTGACCGTGGCACCCGTTCCTTCAAGCAGCTCAATGAGCTGTTCGCTGGCAACGGTATGATCGGCTTTGTTGCTAAGGAGCGTGTGGACGGTAAGCTGATCCTGCCGGAAGCTGTGCAGGTCATGAAGCTGTCCGAAAAATAATCCCCTGGGGTGGTGTCTTGTGGCATCACCCCTACATTTATGGAGAGGCGGTGATTTATGTGGTTTCATTGAAAGATGCGAAGCAATACCTCCGGGTTGATTACAATGACGATGACAAGCTGATAGAGAGCATCTTAACCGCCGCAAAAAAGCTGTGCCTGGATGTACTCATGACATCAGATATTGCCGTACTGAATAACTCTGCCCTTGGTGATGTCGCAATCCTATATGCAGCCGCCTATATGTACGAACACCGAGAAGAAGCAGACTATCACGATTTGGCACTTACGCTTCGGGGCTTGTTAGGTGGTAGCCGAAAGGAGGTCTTCTGATGGAGATTTCCAAGATGCGTTCCCGCATCACTATTCAGAAAAATACCGTAGAAAAAGATGCCATTGGCAATCATACGGCGGTCTGGAAAGATTACTATTCCTGTTATGCCTATGCGAATCTTGCCGCTGGTAAAACAGCCGGACAGGAGCAGGAAGTTGCCGGACAGACCGTAGCTTCAGATAGCTATACTTTCACGGTGCGTTATTGTGCGGCACTCAAGGATATGGACAGCGATCATTACCGCATTTTGTTCGAGGGGTGCATCTACAACATTACGCTTGTGGATGATTTTCAGTTCCGGCATAAAACGCTGAAGCTGACTGCTACTAAGGTTCGGAGGTGATGGAATGGGTCGGAATGTACCTGTTGACGGTCTGGCAGATGCCATTATGGAAGGTCTGGAGGAATATGCAGATCTTGCTACTGACACGATGAAGAAAGCGGTACGACATTCTGCCAAGACCGTAAAGGATGAAATCGAAGCCCACGCCCCGAAAGACACCGGGGCCTACAGCAAGAGTTGGCGGGCATCAAAGCAGACGGAAACCTCCACTAAGCTGGAGATGACCGTTCATTCTGCCAATCGCTATCAGATTGCCCATCTGCTGGAACACGGTCATGCCAAGCGTGGCGGTGGTCGGGTTGCCGCAAGGCCACATATCGCCGCTGCCGAAGAAAAAGGCATCCGTGACCTGGAAGACCGGATTAAGGAGGGACTGTCTGGATGAGCCATGAAGAAGTAGTAGCAATGGTCACTGAGATGGGTCTTCCCCATGCGTATGACCATTTTGCCGAGGGAGAGTCACCGGATCCTCCCTTTTTGATTTTTCTGTATCCGGGTTCCGATAACTTTGCCGCAGATGGCATTGTGTACTTTGCCATTTCCCGGCTGAATCTGGAGCTGTACACGGATAAGAAAGATCCGCAACTGGAAGCCCGTATCGAGTCGGTGCTTTCTAAACATGAACTATTTTACAACAAGACCGAAGTATGGATCGCCAGTGAGGGTCTGTACGAGGTGCTTTATGAATTGGAGGTTTAACTATGCCTGATAAGAATAACAAGGTCAAATTCAACCTTAAAAATGCACACTACGCCCTGCTGACGATTGCGGAGGACGGAGCAGTGTCTTACGCTGCACCGACTCCGATGCCCGGTTCCGTATCTATTTCTCTGGATGCAAATGGCGAGCCGGAGAACTTCTATGCAGATGGTGTGGCCTACTATGTCATCAATAACAACATGGGTTATGACGGCGATCTGGAGCTTGCCATGATCCCGGAGAGCTTTCGGACGGATGTGCTGAAAGAAAAGCTGGATGCCAAGGGTGTCCTCATTGAGAACTCTGAGGTCGAGCTGGCATCCTTCGCCCTGCTTTTCGAGTTCGATGGTGACCAGAAGCACATCCGCCATGTGCTGTATAACTGTTCCGCATCCCGTCCGGGCATTGAGGGCAAGACCAACGAGGACAGCAAGGAAGTCCAGACGGAAACGCTGACCATCAAGGCCACGCCGCTTGCAAATGGTATGGTCAAGGCCAAGACTGGCAACACCACGGATGCCACGGTCTACAACGACTGGTACAAAGCTGTGTATATGCCGACTGCCGAGGCGCAGGCCGCAGTTCAGTCTGCCGCCAAGTCTGTGTCTACGAAGTCCGGCTCTTAAGTGAGGAGGTAAAGGATCATGGGAATGACGAAGAAAATCAATATTGATGGTAAGGATGTGATGTTTAAGGCGAGTGCGGCGATTCCCCGTATCTATCGCCTGAAATTCCATCGTGATATTTACAAAGACCTCCGTGATTTGGAGAAGGCTGTGGATTCCTCCAGTGAGGAGCAGTCCAGCCTTGACCTTTTTTCTCTGGAGATGTTTGAAAACATCGCTTTTGTCATGGCGAAACACGCAGATTCCACGGCTGTGCCGGACTCCCCGGAAGATTGGCTGGACGAGTTTAACACCTTCTCCATCTACCAGGTCTTGCCGGAGATCATCGAGCTTTGGGGTCTGAATGTACAGTCCGAGGTCGAGTCTAAAAAAAACTTCGCAAAAGTGAGCGAGAAATGACAACGCCGCTGTTTCTTTTGCGGTGTGTTCAACTTGGCATCTCTATCCGTGACCTGGACCTACTTTCGATAGGTCTGGTGAATGATATGTATGCCGAGAGCAACAATGACGATTACAAATATCCGCAGCTTGCCAGCCAGGAGGATATGGACAGATTCTAAGGAGGTGACCTTGCGTGGCAAACCGTATCAAAGGCATCACGGTTGAGATCAACGGTGATACTACCGGGCTTACCAAGGCCCTCGCAAATGTAAACAAAGAGATCAAGTCCACGCAGTCCCAGCTTAAGGATGTAGAGAAACTTCTGAAACTGGACCCTGGCAATACAGAACTGTTAGCCCAGAAGCATAAGTTGCTCGGACAAGCCGTGGAGGAAACGAAGAATAAACTCCAGACTCTGAAAACCGCTCAGGAACAGGCAAACGAAGCTCTGAAGAACGGTACGATCACCCAGGAGCAGTATGACGGACTCCAGCGTGAGATCGTGGAAACCGAGCAGGAGCTGAAACGCCTGGAAGAGCAGGCCAATCAATCTGCGACTGCCCTGCAGAAGATTTCTGCCACGGGTGAAAAGCTGCAGACGGTAGGTTCCAACATCGAATCTGCCGGAAAGAAGCTCCTCCCCGTCACAGGTGCCGTTACCGCCCTTGGTACAGCGGCAGTAAAGACCGCCGCTGACTTCGACAGTGCCATGAGCCAGGTGGCGGCGGTATCCGGGGCTACGGGTTCCGATCTGGAAGCCCTGCGGGATAAAGCCAGAGAGATGGGTGCCAAGACCAAGTTCTCCGCATCCGAAGCCGCCGAAGCGATGAATTACATGGCGATGGCCGGCTGGAAAACTGGTGATATGCTGGACGGTATCGAGGGCATTATGAACCTTGCCGCAGCGTCCGGCGAGGACTTGGCAACCACATCTGATATCGTTACTGATGCACTTACCGCCCTGGGTCTGTCTGCTGCAGACTCAGGGCATTTTGCTGATATTCTTGCGGCAGCATCTTCCAATGCGAATACGAACGTAAGCATGATGGGCGAAACTTTCAAGTATTGTGCGCCTGTTGCGGGTGCATTGGGATTCACTGCAGAGGATACAGCGGAAGCCATCGGTCTGATGGCGAATGCAGGTATCAAGTCCTCCCAGGCTGGTACTGCCATGCGAACCATGCTGACCAACCTCACTGGCGAGGTCAAATTCTCTGGTGCGGCATTTGGCGAGATGACGGTTCAGACCACCAATGCGGACGGTAGCATGAGAAGCCTTGGAGATATTCTGGCGGATTGCCGAGTAGCGTTTTCCCAGATGTCCGAATCCGAGCGTTCTGCAAATGCGGAAGCTCTGGTAGGTAAAAATGCGATGTCCGGCTTCCTTGCCGTGATGAACGCTGCACCAGGCGATATTGAGAAGCTGAACAGTGCCATTACCAACTGTGATGGTACCGCAGAAAAGATGGCTACTACCATGCAGGACAACTTGGAAGGCCAGCTTACCATCTTAAAATCGCAGCTTGAGGAGCTTGCCATTTCCTTTGGTGAGTTGCTCATGCCTGCGATTCGCACGATTGTCGGCTGGATTCAGAAATTTGTGGACTGGCTGAATAGCATGGGCGAAGGCACGAAGAGGGTCGTAATGACCGTGGCATTACTTGCGGCGGCATTGGGGCCTGTGCTGATAGTGATTGGCAAGGTGGTCAGTGCCATCGGTACGATTATGACCATCGTGCCGAAGATTGCTGGAGCCATCAATGTGGTAAAGGGAGCCTTTGCCGCACTGAATGTGACCATGTTGGCGAACCCCATCACCCTGATTATTGCAGCGATTGCCGCCCTGGTTGCAGCTTTCATTTATCTCTGGAATAACTGCGAGGGGTTCCGGCAGTTCTGGATCAATTTGTGGGAGGGCATCAAACAGGCGGTCACCACGGCTTGGAATGCCATCACCTCTTTCCTGTCTACGGCATGGGAGTCCATCCTTGGTATTGCCCAGGCAGTATGGGGTGCAATCTCTGGATTTTTCACAACTTTGTGGGAAGGCATCACGGGAGTGTTCACATCAGCGTGGACGAGCATCAGCGGCGTGATGACCACTATCTGGAATACGATCACCTCTGTATGGCAGAGCATCTATGATACGATTTCTCCACTTCTGGAAGCATTTCGGTATTTGTTCGAAACCATATTTGAAGCCATCCGTATTCTGATCGAGAGAGCTTTCACAGCTGTGTCCCAGAAGATACAGGAAATCTGGAATGCC